TTAAGAGGTCGCATCGCAGGTGCAACGGGTTCTTATTTAGGGAATAACGGCAGACACTCGCTTGTGAGAGGCAATAAACTTGCGAGTCACGCTACCGTACACAGACAGCTGCGGAGCGCATTTGGACTATCTAACGGATAACAAATGAACAAGTTACAAGAAGCACAACAGGTAATCGCAGGGGTTCGGCAGAAGTCGGACACCTGCATTGTCATGTGCAGCTTGGGAAAGGACTCCCTCGTAACTTTGGATTTAGTCTACCCACATTTTGAAAGGATTGTATGTGTGTTTATGTACTTTGTCAAGGACTTAGAGCACATCAATGGTTGGATAAGGTGGGTAAAGAAGAAATATCCAAAGGTTGAATTTATGCAAGTTCCTCATTGGAATTTAACGTATATTCTTCGTGGCGGTCTGTATTGTGTTCCCAACCCGAAAGTTAAGTTGCTGAAACTCGCTGATGTGATTAAGGCGGTCAGAATGAAGACAGGGGCGTATTACACGTTCTTGGGAATGAAGAAAGCGGACGGAATGAACCGAAATTTGATGCTCAAAGGCTATGAGACACAAGGCTATGAAAATAACGGCTTAGTCTATCCGCTCGCATCGTGGACGCAGAAAGACGTAAAAGCTTATATGCGTATGAAGCGTTTACCACAGCCAGTTCTATACGGCAACAAGGCAAGTAACGGAATTGGATTTAACATCGATTGCTTCATTTGGTTGCAGGAACACTATCCGCAGGACTTGCAGAAGATATATACAGTCTTTCCAATGAGCGAGAGAATTTTATTTGAAGAAAATTATAAATAGGATAACAATGAATAATTATGGCAAGAAAAAAATCCGTAAATGACATAATGAATCAAGCAAATTCCATCATGAGTCGTAGCCGTGGAAATAATTCAAGAATCGACAAGGTCAGAAACACATCTTTTCGATATTACGATAACATTAGAAAGGCGCAAGGCAAATGGAATTACAATGATGGTAGTTCATATAACAAGAAATTTCCTCGTTCCACCTATATGGGCACAAAAGCAAGAGGTGTAGTAGCAGGATAACACTTTAAAGAGAAAAGTCAGATGGATAACAAATACTTCACATCAGAGAGCGTAGAACTCCTACGCTCTCAAATAAAACTTCACGAGAAGAACCCTCGTACAATTCCCGAAGAGAACCGAAAGGCTCTCAAACGTGGTATCAAGAAGTTCGGCATGGTCGGAGGTATCGTGGTGAACAAGCGGACAGATTACACACTTGTAAGCGGACACCAACGTCTTTCGGTTATGGACGAGCTTCAAAGATACAATGCCGAGACAAAGGACAACGACTACTCTATTCGTGTTGACTTGATAGATGTAGAAGAGAAAGAAGAAAAGGAACTTCTTATCTTACTCAACAACCCATCAGCACAGGGCGAATGGAACTACGACACCCTCCGTGAGCTTATCCCCGACATCGACTACAAAGATGCAGGACTGACAGAACAAGACCTCGATATTATCGGCGTGGACTTCAATTTTCAGACAGAGGAAGAAAACACCATCGCTGATGAACTCGACACACTCATGGAACAAGTCAGAGAGGAACGTCAAACAGAAGTAGCACAGAAGCAAGCCGAGAGAGCAGAAAAAGTCGCTCACATGAAGCAGGTAAAAGAAGAAGTGAAACAGGCCGCTACAAAGGCTGCTGCCAACATGGACGCTTATCTTATGCTATCATTCGATAATTGGGAAGCCAAAAAAGATTTCTGTGAGAAGTTTGGATTTGACCCCGAAGAGAAGTTTCTTAAAGGTGAGGTATTTGAGCAGAAAATAGATACTCTTCTGACCGAATAACCGATGAATAGCGAGGGGATAGATATATACAAAGACAGAAGCTCTGGAAACAAAATAAGGGCGATACTTCTCGACTTTAAGATATATGGATATTCCAAACGCAAACCGTTTACAATAGGAAAAGTAGAGAAGCGTATGTCAGATTATGCTGAACGGAATGGGATTGTACTTGGGTCGAAGTCCATTTATATGAGCGTTAAATCCCTTACCCATTCTGGACGTTTGAGCAAACAGGCTAAGAAGCTCTCTGTTGCTGATTACGAGTTAATCAACTTTCCAAAATCAAGAAAAAGAATGCGGCTATACTTTGACAACAATACGGACCGAAAGAAAAGGAATTTTGTGTATGTGAGCAATAAGTCTAAGTTTATCATTCACCCCAATTATGAAGTGAAACTCAAGAATGGGAAAACAAAGGTCGTGAACTTCATCACGGCACAGAGGCTGAACAAGAATGAAAGGTTTGATGGAAGCAGATTTGACAGAATATAAAACTCAGCATGGCGGGGCTATCGACACCCTCATAAGGCTTACGCCTCCTCCGTTCCAAGCTATCACGTCTCTACCATGCTGAACTTTACACTGCAAATATAAAGAGAATATTCGATAAAAGCAAATTATAAACGTTAAAAGTCATGGCAAAACCGAAACACGACTACGATAGCGAAGATTTCTACAAGCGCATAGAAGCGCTTGCTATGAATGGTTACACCGATGAGGAGATAGCAAATGAACTCAACTTGTCCGCAGATGTGTTTGGGTCTATGAAGAACGGCAACTATCAATGTTGGGACGAGGAAGAAAACAAGCGCAGAGGGGCTGAAATTAATAGGGTCTTAGCGCATGGTCGGACGAAAATCATAGCCTTGCTTCGGGGTGCATACATCAAAGGTGCGTTCGGTGGCAAGAAGACAAAATCAAAGGTTGTAAAGTTCGTTCAGGATAAGTGCGAGTGTATGGGAGCAGATAAGAAATGTCCCTATTGCGGTGGCACGGGGTGGGTAACACTGACGGATAAAGCGGTGGTGCAAGAGTCCGAAATAGAGTTACCTCCTAATATGCAGGCTATCGCCACCCTACTCTATCACCACGACCCCGAATGGCGCAAGGTGGAGAGAAAACAAGATGAAGATAGCAGCGACATACCAACAGATATAGACCATGGGATTGATATTGGCAAGTGGATTGAAAAGGAGGTCGGTAATGATTAAGACGTTTCCCATATATTATCCCTTGTATCAGAATAAGGATAAATTTATCTTCTTGATAACAGGCGGTCGCGGAAGTGGTAAATCTTTTTCCACCTCTACATTTCTTGAGCGTCTCACCTTTGAGATGACACCCGTGGATAAAATCGTACACCAAATACTTTACACTCGTTATACGATGGTGTCTGCAAATATCTCCATTATCCCCGAGTTTTTGGAAAAGGCAGAGTTGGACGGCACACAAAAATATTTTAAGTCCACTCGCTCTGATGTTACCAATCGAATGACAGGAGGCAAGGTTATGTTTCGTGGCATCAAGTCAAGCAGTGGCAATCAGACCGCAAAATTAAAATCTATTCACGGCATTACCACCTTTGTCGTTGATGAAGCTGAAGAGTGGGTGTCGGAGAAAGAGTTTGAAACAATCATGCTCTCTATCCGTCAAAAGGGAATACAGAACCGAATTATTATCGTTATGAACCCTACGGACAATAACCATTGGGTTTATAAGCGGTTTATTGAGAATACTCATAAGGAGGTGATGTATGATGGTGTTCCCGTTCAGATTAGCACCCACCCAAATGTATTGCATATCCATACTACATACTTAGATAATATAGAAAATCTCTCCTCCGAATTTATTAAGGAGGTAGAGGACATGAAAGCTAACAACCCCGAGAAATACGCTCATACCGTCATGGGAAGATGGGCAGACGTGGCGGAAGGTGCAGTATTCAAGCATATCGGTGTGGTCAAGGAGTTTCCGAAGTGGTGCAAGAAGGTTGCTATCGGTGATGACTTTGGGTTTACCCATGACCCGAGCGCAGGGATACTGTGTGGTATCATTGATAATGACTTATACCTTGATGAACTCTTCTACCGCACGGGTATGTTGTCATCTGACATTGTAAAGGAACTCAAACGATATGAAGGATTAAAGGTATTCTCCGAGAGTGCTGACCCCCGACTGATACAAGAGATACATAACGCAGGTATAAAGATTTACCCGGTGGATAAGAGTGGCAACTCTATCATAGCAGGTATAGATAAGATGCTATCCTTTGACCATATCTTTGTTACAGAGAGGTCGTATAACCTTCGCACAGAGTTCAGAAAGTATGTGTGGGACACTGATAAGGACGGCAATTATATCAATATGCCGATAGACAAGTACAATCACGGAATAGATGCTGTCCGGTACTATTGCCTCGGTCAGCTGTTAGGAAAGATTTTGAAACCAAAGGGCGATATGGCAGCAGCTTTCGCCCGATAAACAGGATAACGATATGTATATAGTTCAGACAAAA